GTGCTTGGTTCATTAGACTGATCGCCAGCTGTTAAAGTTGGGTGGTCAGTTGTCATGAGAGGTTTTCCGTCTCCTCCTGGGAAGGAAGTTGAGAAACCATTGTTAAGCACGTTTGCAGCTTTTACTTGCTTCGTGTTTGCCATTGATCTAGCTAAAGCTCTTGTGTATCTAGAAGATAGTGTATCGTAGAGGTTATCTTCGATAGCTTCTTCTGTCAACGCAAATGCTAAGGCTACTGTTTCATGAGTGTAACGAGATGTGAAAGTTTCTTGAGCTGCATCATATGTGACTGCTGCGCCTTCCCCTTTTACAGGAGCTTGTGCAAAGCCTGATAACATCACTTCTTCCTCAAACGCTCTGTCTGAAGATTCAGTGTCAAAAATCTCAGCGTGCTCATTCTCGTAACGGTTATACTCGAGACCAAAAAGTGCATTCAGTCCTGGCTCGAGTTCTTTTACTAATTGCGCTCTATTAATTGCCATTATTATTCACCTTTTAGTTATTGCCGAATACAGAAGCAGGGAATATCACATACAATCTAGCGTATTGACCAATAGAATTATCAGGTCTGTCTACAAACCCTACTACTGTCGCAATACCACTAGAAGTTGTAGTTGTTACACCTTCTTTTGATCGACCTGTGTTAGAATCACCTGCAGTTGTTGAAATCGTATTAGTTGTTCCAATAGATGCTTGTGTAGGAGTCCCAGTTGACTGAGCTTCATAAACAATATCAGGATCGGAATATACATACGCTTTCGCATTTGCAGAACCTAGTGTTGCAGTATCCGCTGTCCATACTTTCGAAAAGACAACAGAACCATCGGTTGCTTGGTATTCAACCCCTGCGAATACACCTAGAGGAGTACCAGTTGCAGTCCCTTGAATTACTAAACCGCTAGATAGATTAACAACATCACCACTAAAGATAGATGCGTTAGTCGCACTTGCGATTGCAAACTCAGAAGGTCTTATAGTACCACCAGACATATGATAAGCAGGTGTGAAACCATTTGGGCTATTTACATTTGCCATTTATTTTCACCTTTTTATTATATTAAAATTAAAATTCATAATTCTTACGAATCATTTCCTTTACCAAATGTGATTTGAGAATTTCTATTAGGTTGACTAATAGGCATTCTGCTATCACTCTCACGCATAAGATTCGAATCGACTGCCTGCATTTGGTCTGCAGCCATTTGTTTGTAGTATGCACGTCGTTGATTGACGGTTTCGATAGGCATCTTTGCGAGTATTAACCCACCTACTCCGATTACACCTATATGTCTTCCATCCTCTACAGTTGGTGCTTCAAATTCAGGGTGTTCCTCAGCTCTCACTGGTTCCCATCCTTCACGAATACGTTTTGACATATTCGCTTTATCTTCTACTCCTACCATAGATTCTCTAAGCCATCTATAGATATAACCATCAGGTGGCGTTGGTGCGTCTAATAAAGACGGTGGTTGCCATGGTTTAAGACGAGCTTCACTATCTCGTGTATCTGCAGATCGAGGAGCTCGATCCGTTGTGGTGATTTCTTCTTGTTTATCAGCCATTTTTATCTCCTATTTTACGTGTTTAGCGTATTCTTCAAGAGGTACACCTAATCTTTTAGCAATAGCTACTTGACTTGGTGACAACTTGACAGTGCGTGCTTTCCCTGCTTTTCCTCTCGTACCTCTACTTGAGTTTGCTACAGGTTCTTGCATGTTATTATTTAATTGAGAAACTTCTCCTCCGTTGTTAAACTTATGGGGAAAAGCTTTCGCCATTCTTCGATCAACCTCTGAATAGTATTCATCAGAAGCTGGATCAAAACCTTCTTTTTCTACTAATTGCCTATGGAAAGCAAAAGCACTCGTAGTCATTGCTAGGTCTTCACCAAACCAATCATTCTTACTTGCCCAGTCTTGAGCTTTAGGATCTGGTTCTGCAACTTGTTCTACTGGTTGTTGTTGCTGTGCTTGTGGAACTTCTACAGGTGTTTCTTGAACTTGTGGTTCTGGTTTTACTCTCGTTAAACTCTCTTGTTCTACAGCAAGTTTTGCTACATCTTTTTGAGCAGATAACATAGCTTCTGTGTCGCCTATATCATGTGCTTGTTTGTAACGTTCTTCTGCTGATTGTAATTGAGTATCAACCCTAGCTGAGTATTCATCATAAAGATTTTGATCTTTTTGTGAAAGGTTTGCTTGAGTTGTGTTGAGTTTTTCTTGAACACCTTTGGCATATTCTATTGCTGCTTGTTCTCTTCTTTCTGCTTCTCTTATTTTATAGGTTAGTTTGTTAATTCTTTTCTTTACGGATTCGCTATATTCAGCTACTTCTTCTTCGTTAGATACATCCTTCTCAGGTTCTTGTTGTGTCTCTACTATAGGTTGTGCTTCAACTTCTTCAAGCACAGGGGCTTCTTCAGTTGTTGCTTCTAGTTCGACTTCTACTGCTTGTTCAACAGTTTCTTCAGCTTGTTGCATGGATTCTGCCATGGTTCTTCTCCTGTTGCGTGATTACTCTACATCCTCTGGGTTATTAACCACAGCGAGTATTTCATCATCGTTTAATAAACGCAAGTCCCCACCATCAATTTTGATTCTGGCTCCTGCGTACCTTCCAAAAATAACCCAGTCTCTTTCTTGGCACCAAGCGCCATTCGGAAACTTGTTCTTATCTTTGTAAGCATCTGGTCCCAATGATACTACGAAACCGACATTAGTACCTAATCTTTCTTTTTCTACATAAGATTCAGCAAGATGTATTCCACCTTTAGTTACTGCTTTTTGTGTAAAAGGTAAGATCAACATCCTGTATCCTGTGGGAACAGGTAGCTTTTCTGCTACTGATTCATCTTCTTGTATCGACTCAGGTGTAAATTCCTGAATGGGTTCTTCTTCCTTTTTTAACTCTCGTACCTTTTCAATATGATCAGGTATGGGAGTGCGTGTTGACTCTGTTGTTTCAGATGCCATCGTTTTGCTCCTTTATATTTTGCAGGTCTATTATAATTCTCTCAGCTGAGCTAAGACCTGATAGCTCCCCGAGAATTCTTTGATACCCCTCCCAGTTCTGGACTCCACCTGTTTTTAAAACTTCTGTAAGATCGTCTTGTCTTTGACGCAGTTCTCGTAAAGTTTTTTCAACTACATATAGTCCGTCCATCTAACAGTCCCAATCCCTTCTTGCCCAATAATTAGCACTACATCTATCACTTTTAATTCCACCACTACGTGCGCAATAAGATTTTTTACGTGCTTTACTGTTTTTGTGCATACCTAAATTAGCGTCGCCAAAAGTAATACGTTTAACTTTATTACCACCACTACTACATTGCCCAACAAAAACTACTTTACGTTTTTTCCCATATCCAGGTTCACCTTTGCGCAAACCTCTTGGTTTATTGAGTGTTACTTTTTTACCTTGATATTCTGCCATACTTTACTCGTCATACAAATTATTAAATGTTACTTTAGGATCAGTGTAACTTTCATGTCCTTCTGCTGAATGTGTCCATTGAGATGGTCTAAAATCTGGTGCTCCTTCTCCAGTAACCCAGAGTGCTGGGCTAGTAGCCCTTACTCTATTATTAGGTAATGCTACAAAGTTGCCCTGCCATTTACAATCTTCTGTAATATAAAGTACATGAGATTGTTTGTGTTGAGCTGGGTCATCAGCTATATCATTACCAGTATAGTCAACAGTAAACATATACTTTCCATTATAAAACTTTCCATCAATTTTGCAAAGCCATGGTGATGAAGAAACTCTGTCCATAACTATAACAGAATGATCTCTTGATTCACAATCCCATGGTTGAGCTAAATGGTCTTCCATAGGAACTGGATATTCTTCACTGGGGATATCAGCAACTAAAGCCTGTATTGGCATCCTTGCCCACATCGCACCACCGTGTATGTTTCCTTCATCCCAATCTTCACAGTTATTTTCTTCGCCTGTAAATACAACTTGAAAACTCAAGGATCTATCAGGAATCGTGTTAACTGCTATAGCGAGTGCGTGAAGATATTCGCCGTGGTATTTTTCGTGGTTATGTGTAAACTCTCTTCTTACCCAGCATTTAAAGTGCGGGATATTGCTGATGAGGTGTGACACTTACTTTTTCTTTTTTCTAGTAGTTTTGCGTTTTGCTCCGCCTTTTGACATTTTACGTTTCATGCCACCTTTTGACAGTTTACGTTTGGCGTTCATTTTGCTTCTTCTCATAACCATGGTATTAACCCCATTTTTTAGTTTTAGTTCCACCCCAGTATTCTACAGCATGCCCTTCTGATATAAGTTTTTGACATATATCTTCACCATCTGCTGTGTACGGAATACCGAGTATTCTTCCGTACTTTCCTTTTCCCAGTGATTTAACCTTAAATGTTCCAGTACAAAGTTCAATAAGTCTGTCTTTAGCTTTTAGACCAAGTGCTTTTTCTGCTAGGTTTCTTGTTCTAGATTCTGGTGTATCTATACCAGCTAACCTGACTCTCTGTTTGTTTAACTTGACATCAAAACCAAGATCTAAAACACAGTCAAACGTGTCTCCGTCTATCACTCTATCTAGTGTAGCTCTGTATACAAACTCATCTGGTGAATCGCTCATGAGTATTTAGTTGTCTTTCTACGTTTAGACATAACCGCACCACATCCTTTGTGCTTTGATTTTTTTACTTTAGTTTTAGCCACCGTTTCTGCTTCTTCTACGGTTTGCATTACCTGCTAAAACTTCTCCACCACCTTTCATCATTTTAAAATCAGCACCAGATATTTTACCATCTTTATTTTTATCTAGTTTTTTCTGATCGCCATGAAGTCCACCGTGGGATTTCTTAGCAGTTTTTGCTGCGTCTTTAAAGTTTTGTTCTGTTGGTGCACCTTTAGCACCTTTTTTACGCATTTTTTCTCCAGAGCCTGCTTCTATGCGTTTACGTTTTGCGTTTATGTTTGCATATAATCCTGGTTTTGCCATTATCTTACTCCGCTAGGGCTAGTGTTAAATTTTGTGCCTTTAGTTGCT